TCCAAAGTCACTAGACGCAAAACCAGAACGATTGACTTGTGTTGCTGAGAATATTGGCACGTTATACTCCACCGCGAGGCCTCTTAGTTCTTCTGCAATAGCCTTGATGTAAGAATAACTGTTAACATTACCGTTGTTCTTAAGTCTTGCACTAGCACATATATTTAGGTAATCAATGAAAATAATATCGGGTTTGAATTTCTTTTTCATTGACAATTCTTCGAGCAAAACTCTGAAGTGATTAGATGTTGCAGTGGATGTTGGATACTCTTTGATAATTAATTTGCCAGTAAACTCACCAGTCACTCTTTGCAACTTCTTATCATACACACTTTTTGGCAGTTCGTGAAGTTCATCCATAGTGATGTCCATCAAATTGGCATCAATGCGTTCCGCGATTCTCTCCTCCGCCATCTCACAAGTAACATATAGAACATTCTTGTTTTGCGTAAGACAGTTCGCAGCGTGGTGACATAGGAACAAAGACTTACCGACACCAGTACCAGCCATAACAATGTTGAGTGTTTTGTTTGGTGTTCCACTAGCAGTGATAAGATTCATGAACTCCAAGTCGAAAGGAATTCTAGATTCTACCTTGTGGTAGAAATCAAACCGCTTGTCTGCATCTTCAATATAATCGTGCCCGATATGAGAGTCGAACGAAACAGACAAAGCGTCAGATAAAATATGTGGGATAGCAGTTTCAGTTTGTGCTTTACTTTTACCATCAATAATCTGAATGGACTCCATGATGGCATTGTAAACGGCACGACGTTGACAGAAATTCTCAGTCGTCTCAAGCAACCACTTGTCGTCCACTTCTTCTGGTTGCTCACTCATATCACGAATCAAAGTGACACAGCCATCATACTCAGACTGAGACAGATCCTTTCTCTCGTTGAGACTAATCGTCAGTGCTTCCGATGTAGGTAAATTATTATACCTACTGATAAAGTCCCCAACCAAAGAGAATACTACCTTGTCGCATCTGTCTGAAAAATATTCAGTTTTAATAAAAGGGAAAACCTTTCGAGAATACTGTTCAACGTGAATCAGATTCCGAAGTATTGTCAATTCCACTCGTTGCATGTTCTTCCTCGCTACGAAGTTTGTCTTGCTCTTCTTTGAGTTTAACTAGATCTTCTTCTAAAAATTGAGGGGCGGGCCCGATATCTTTGTAAGAGGTTTCTTGGGTTAGAGATGGGAGTTGCTCCTCTAGGATGTGAACTAAAAGATCACCAGCGAAGTTCTTGAAGTTTTCATCGTCCTCAAATCCATCAGGCTTTCTAAGGATTTCATAGTTGAACTTCATCTCCATGCGACCATCTTCCAACTCATTGAAAGTTACCGTTCCATAGTGGTAGTGAAGTCCTTCATACTCTCCCTCAAGAATACCAATGGCATCAGTATCCATTCCTTCAATTTCAATATACTCAAATTTCGGTTTGCTCATTTTCAGTCTCCGTTGTTTCCATTGTACCATATTTAAACTCAGAAGCAACTGCGGCTTCTAGTTGTTCCATGACTTCAGGTGTGAAGTATTTCTCGGGATCGTTATTAATTGACTTTTCGAACGCAGTCTTACCATCAGGCAGTTCAATGCGAGTGGAAACCTTCTTGAAGATACCATACTTAACCGCGATAGGAACTAGGCCATAGTACTGATTTAGACCAGTATCATAGTTCAACTGAACTTCAACAACCTTGTTCTCTTTAGTGAATCTACCTTTGAACAACTTGCACTTGATAATATTACCAACGATGTCTGTTCCGTCCTTGTCCTTCTTCTTAGAAAGATAAACAATCGTGGATGCAGCATACTTCAAACCAGAACCACCACCCATCTCCTTCATCGGAACATAAGCACCAACGACATCGTAAGTGTGATTCGTCATGATTAGGGGAATCCCTGCCTTACCCAACTTGAGAGTCAGCACACGGAAAGTTGCCTTGATCACTTGGGCCCGAGTCATGTCGCGGGTAGACTTACCTTCTGCGGTGTCATTCATTTCTTTTTCGGTTGACAACATACCAAGTGAGTCGAGAACGACGAATACAGGCTTGCTATCCTTCGTTTCAATGTACTTGTCTACAATACTGATTGCTTGATGACGAAACGATTCAACAGTCGCTACGGGGAACACAGCGACTCTGGCGGGATCCATTCCTCGTTGGGAGATCATGTCTGACGTAATCGCTTGTTCGGTATCAAAATACAAGACAACACCGTCTGGGTTGTCGTCCAAGAATTTCTTGCACATACCAAGTGCGAAATAAGTTTTACCAGTAGCAGACTCTCCTGCAAGCGCCATGATTTTATTGTTTGGTATACCACCATACAAAGAACCAGAGAGGAGAGCGTTGAAAACATGAGAGCCAGTGTCAATAAAACCTGTGACATCCGAACCCTCAATCCCCTGTGAGGCAATTCCTGCATATTCGTTTCCTGAATTTTTGATTATAGTTTGTAGAAAATCGCTCATTATATTCTCCTAACAGAAAAGTGATTCAAGTGTTGAAGTGTTCTCATGTCTCCATCCAATCGCTTCTAGAATGTTCTTCAGCGGTTCGAGGAAACTCTTGGTGAATTGTAGTTCATAGTCCACATAGTTGTCAAGATTAAATTCTTTCGGAATCATACTGTTGAAAGATATAACATGATCCGATCCATGCACCCCACCCATAGGATTGGGCTTCTTGAGATACAAGAACTTGATCTTGTCACCCTCTTGTATCTCTCGATACTTCTTGGTCAACTTATGTTTCTCTAGATAATGATTGTAGATCAACGCACCCTTCACCGCAATGGGCGTTGACTTCTTATAGATGAGAGAATTGTCGGAGTACTTGTCTATGTTCGAGACTCCACGGGGGAAGGCCACATCCTCTGGACGTTGAGAAAAGAACTCCTCCTTGACTTGATCGATATACTTAATCACCGAGTCTTCGGTTTCGGTCAAGATTAGTTTGATAGCCGTCTTGAGTTTGTCTCGAACGAACTGGGGCGTAGAACTGCGTGTAGTTTCGATACCCATGATCTTCAACTTAGGAGGATCATACTGCACACCCTCGCTATCATAGACGTTGAGCATGTACCTCTTCTTTGCGGTCCACACTCCCTTGTCCGCGATGACCTCTCGCTCCATAACCATCTTGTTTTCATAAGCGTTCATCATCTTCATCAACTGTTGGTACTGCTTGTCGATAAATGGTTGAATTATCTTCTCCGAGGCCTTGTTAAGGAAGTTAGTGATCTTCTGAGCGGAAGAGTCATCACCCAAGAAACGATCAACCAACTTACCAAGACGAAGATAAACAGAATCGGTGTCAGATGCCACAACATAGTCATAGTCTTCGGTTCCTACATGCTGATTCAGAAATTCATTTAGTTTGTTTGCAATCCAACGAATGCTGAGTTGTCCCGACAGAGTGATCGCTTCTGCCATTCGAACATCGTAGTATCGGAACCACTCGTTACCAATAGCGCCATAAGCGGAGTTCAATTGAATCTTGCGAACCAACTGGAAGTTGTTGTACTTTGCAATTTCATTCTCCAACCCAGTCTCACCCGACTGCTGACGCTTTTGACACTCAATCATTTTCTTCTTGAACATCTTTCGCTCTCTGTACATCCTCTCCATCAGTTCGGGGAGAAACCCTTGCACATCTTTGCGGTAACACGTTCCATTCGCAGCGACAGAGTAACCCATTGATTTGAACTCATCAATCTTTTCATGACATCCGCTGTGGTGAGTGTCAGGACTCTCCTTTAGAATGTTGTTTACACCAATGCCGAATCTAGCATCCTCGTCCATTTCGATCAAAGTCTCTGGACTGATGTTGTACTGCATGATCAAGTGTGGATACAGGCTGTTCAAGTCAAATGACACAATCCAGTCGTGCTTACCCACGATAGGATCCTTCACATACGCACCAGCATACTGCGTCTCCTTCTTCATCATCATCTTTGGAGGGATCGCAATCTTCTTCGCTTTCAGGTAGTGATAAATGATCTGATCCCATGTCTTCACCTGAGAAAACACATCCATGAAGTTAACCTTGGCAGAGTATGCCAAGTTGATAGCGAGTTCTAGCAGTTTAAGTTTAGTCTCTAGTTTGGTAACCAGTTCCACATCTCGAACATTATACTCCATGAACTTCTGGAAGTTCTCCTTGTAGAAGTCCACCATGCTTTCATACTCTTCATATGACAGTTTCTTTTCGCCGAGTTCGACGAATGTGATGTGATCCAGACGATAGGACTCCTGATTAGTATATGTGAAAGTCTGATACAACTCATAATAGTCGAGAGTAGCAACCCCAACCAATTCATAAACCGCATGTTCACGATTCATTCTCTTGATGTTTCTCTCCTTGATTATCCTCCAAGGAGATAGAGTATTCTCATGATTGTTTCCAAGCAAGTATCGAATACGATTCACCAAGTAAGGAATATCGAAGAAGCGAATGTTCCAACCAGTAATTACATCGGGCTTCTCTCGATCCCAGAGATCAAGAAAGTCCAGAAGCAAGTCCTTTTCGTTTTCATATGAATGACATTCTACCCCATCAATCTCAAAGGAACCCAAGCCAAAAGCATAAGTCTTATCGCCCATGTCAACCGTGATGGCGATGACTTGCTCAATAGGACTATGTGGAAGGGGGAATCCATTCTCTGAGGTTGTTTCAATATCAATGTTGGCTATCTTAACCAACTTAGGATCGTAGTCAATCTCATCGGGAAACTCATCGCCTATGAATTGATAAAGAGTGTCAGTGGTTCCGAATACAGAGAACCCATTCACATCTCTATAATTATTAATGAACTCTCTAGTTTCCTTGATACCGCCAGCACAAAAAGGCTCGACTGGTGTACCATTTAAGGTTTTCCAGTCGGAGTCTTTTTGTGTCAGCAGGTAAACGG